TCAGTAGTCGGGCACTGCACCCAAAGACGTTGACCAATATCCATTGTTTTAAAGTTGTGGAAGTGCCCAGAAATCCACACGTCTGCTAGTCCAAGAGCAGTTTGACCTGCTGCTTGACCAGACAGATACTTCATAACGTCTCTACCAGCTTGATGTCCATGGAATAATCCAAGCATCGTACCGTTAATATCAATAGTCAAAGTTTGATGCCCAGTAGATGGATATCTAAACTCAACGTGCTGTAACGCTGGATTCTCAGCACATGCGTCTTGCACTGCTGAAGCAATCTCAACGTTCCAGCCATCAGCCGGATCGGCAGCAACCTGACGAGTTACTTCATCGTGGTTTCCGTTGATGACCGGAACAACTATACGCTCCGCATACGGAGCTAAAGCTTTAATCTGTGCCATAAGCAAACGACGTGCAACACGCACCTGCTCGGTCAAACCTAAGTCTGACGCAGCCTGTCCTTGCAGACGCCCGTTCTGACTTGTAAGACCTTCAACGTGGTCTCCAGGAAGTGCAAGAACGATCGTTCCTAAGTTTAAACCAATTTTTTTAAGATCTTTAAATCTACTTACTGATGCTTCAGTTAGATACAAAATTCTATCAATTGACTGCTGGGTACCTTGACCATTAGCTTTTTTACCGATCTGCTGATCGCTTGGAGCCACGACATAGGCACCATTTCCAGTAGCAACCTTAATACCACGTTCTGGACGCCACTTTTTAACTTCATCAATAAGAGCTTCCGCATCTAAAGTATCGGCAATGATAAGGCTGGATGGTGTTACGTTTACACGAACTGATTCTAACCACTCACCGTGATATGTCTGCCAACGAGAACGACGTAAAGAAGTTACTGTCCAAGAGTTTGGATCAAGATCAAAGTCTTTGAGCACGTCCGCTGTGTCAGGAATCTCGCCGACTGGGTGTGGTTTAGATACAACAAAACCACCCTTGGAGTCGTCAAGATCCAAACGTGGTCGCCAATCTTCTGGAGTGTTTAATGATTTAATATCTGAACCACTGACTCCGGGACTTGCTAAAGTTTCTAATTTATCTGAAATACCCATTATGCTGCCTTTCTGTAGCAACTGCAATCTTTGCGTCTATGACGATCTACCGAGCTGTCTGACATATAAAATCCTTCATCCCTAAGAACTCTAGCAATATCTACATTAGATATTCTACGTGGATCGCCCTCTGGAACTGACAGAACATCGGTTAAATAAGAACGATCTTTTTCAGGTAGAGCTGTGCTAGCAAGAAGGGCACCAAGTTTACACTTAGAGCTAGGTTTTTCTGAAGCTTTTGAAAGCTTATCTGATAGAGACATAACGTACTCCTTAATGTGTCATATACGTCTTTTTAATACTAGTACACTTTTGTATCTTTATTGGAATTTATCCAGCTTTTTTTAGTCTAGTTTTCTTAACTGGTGCTGAGGCTGGAGACACGCCCAATACAAAATCTTTAATTATTCCAATTTCTGCTTGAGTTTTTACAACATTAGTCTCAATTGTATTAACTCGATCAGCCAAAGAACTGCCACCATTCTCCCAAAGCTGATGCTCAACGCGGTCCAATCTTTCGGCAATAGTGCGGCCTTGTTTATCCAACCCAATGGCATTTTCAATTTTCCGTGCTATTCTGTAGACAGCTACGATGCCGCCGACAATTACGCCGATTGCAGTGATGATTGCTGCAGTCATAAAAACTTGGTCGATGATCAAAATGATGCCTTAATTGATGGTGGATATTCTGTGTATAATTGTACCCTACCCCTTGAATGGCGACTAGCCCTAGACGTGCTACGCTTCTTATTTTAAAAGTAATTAAAATTACTATTTCAACTTGAATTTTTCACGTCCTTGCTGTACCATTTTTGGTACGGCCCCTATCGAGAGGCTTTTTATGAAACGACAACTTACGGCAGGTAACTAACTTATGACTCAACCTGAACATACTCATATTGAAAAATTATCTAAGGCATCAGTCTGGTATGCCCAGCAGGGTTGGAAAATCTTACCTTGCCACGGAATCGATGATGGTGGTAGATGTACTTGTAACGGCATTCACGGTGAGCCAAAAGACATAGGTAAGCACCCAGCTATTGGTGAATGGAACTCGCGTGCTACAGACGATCAACTAGTTATCCATAACTGGTGGAGTACGTCTCCAATAAACAACATCGGTGTTTTTTGTCAACCATCAGGCTTTATTGTTATTGATATCGATCCACGTTCTGGTGGCGTCGAGTCCTTTGAAAAACTAGATGAACTGCTAGACGGCGCACTACCCAACACAGTAGAAGCTCTAACTGGACGTTACACATATAACGGCAGAGCTGAACGTGGGCGTCACCTATTCTTTAAAGTAGATAGTTCCGAACAATTTGTAGGAAACCTAAAGGCCAACGGTCTAAACGGTATTGACGTTAAGCACAACGGATACGTAATGCTTGCACCTAGCCGCCACGGATCCGGAGTTAACTATGAATGGAAACCGGGACATGCCCCATGGGAAATTGAAATGGCAGATGCTCCAGAAGCTTTGCTAGAAGTTATCCGTAAAAAGAATCGTAGATCTGGATCATCTCACGCCGATGGCGACTGGGGTTGGATGGGCGATCTCGACTACAAGGGTGATCGAGTTGATATCGCTAAAATTCTAGAAGAAGGAATTGACGAAGGCTCTCGTGCCATAGACATCTACAAACTTGCCTGTGCTCTATCAAATAAGTACGGAGTAGAGACTCCTGAAAAGCGTTTAATGGTAGAAACTTTAATGATTCGATTTAACTACGAAAAAGTACGTCCACCGATGGAGCTTGAGGGAGTTAACTCACTGCTTATGCACGTTCGTCGTGCAATGGATTTTGTAGCTGAAAATCCGATCACAGAAAAAATTTGGCCTGGACTTCAAGATTGGGCAAATAGATCTCAAGAAGAGTCCAGATCAAGCAGCTCAAAAGTAGAATCAGAACCTAGCCCAACAGCAAGATCTCAAGTTGGAACTGTAGGACATTCAATATCAGAAGCCGCACATAACGGTGTATCTATCTCTGACGCATTTAGTAGTGGAAACGTAGATGTTCCAAAAAACGTTGACGCTATTTCAGAAGCAGAGGGTGGTAAACCGGGTAATCGATCATTGTCAGATATCGGTAACGGACGTCGACTAATAGATTCATTTGGATCTTCAGTTCGATATACTCCGGGAATTGGCTGGTTTATCTGGGATGGACAGTACTGGAAACCAGATGCTGAAGATCTTGGAATGAAAGAGCTAGCTAAACATTTACCAACTGTCATTACTACTGAAGTAGTTAACTATGTAGATGAAGACAAACGTGGAGAAGTTATCAAGTGGGCTAACCAAGTTAGATCAAACAGCAGACTTAACGCTGCTATTGAAAGTGCTAACTCTGATAGCAGAGTAATTACATCTGTTGAGTCCTGGGACGGTGATGAATATCTGCTTGGTGTATTAAACGGTGTTATTAACCTCAAGACCGGTGAGCTTATGAAAGGCAGGCCAGACTTGCACATTACAAAGCGTATACCTTTGTCTTACACTCCTGGAATGCGTAACATGCGTTGGGAGCAGTTCATTGACTTCGCCACCGGTGGAGATAAAGAGCTACAGGATTGGATCCAGCGTGCAGTTGGCTACACACTAACTGGTCTAAATAATCAAGACTTAATGTTTCTTGTTTACGGCCCATCAGGATCTGGTAAAAACACATTTGTGGAAGCCATTGTTAAAGCTCTAGGGACTCAGCAGTATGCTTGGCCTCTAGACTCAAGCATTCTTGCCGATACAGGTGCTAGCAGTAGCAGTACAGATATGTACCACTGGGCCGAGCTTCGCGGTCGCCGCATGGTCTGGGTTGACGAGTTGCCAGAGTCTGAGCGTCTAAAAGAAAACGCTGTAAAGAAGCTGACCGGTTCATCTGAAATCTCTGCTCGTTCTCCGGGAGAAAAGCCATTTACATTCAAGGCTCAGGCTAAGTTGTGGATTACAACTAACCACCGCCCAATGATTAACGATGATGCTATGTGGCGTCGTATTAGACCAATTCCATGGAGCAATGTTCCTGAGTCACCAGACCCAGATTTAAAAGCCTATCTATTCGACCCTGAGGGCGGTCTACCGTCTGTTTTAGCGTGGGCCGTAGAGGGAGCCATAAAATACCTAGGATCGTCTGCTAGGGACCCTCTAGGGTGGTGTACGGCCATTTCTGAGGCAGCTGAGATCTACCGCAAGAACGAAGACCGTATTGGAATGTTCTTAAACGAAGAGACTCGTGAGAACGAGGGTGCTTCAGTACTTGTAAAGCAGATGTATTCGATCTATCGTATGTGGTCAGATGAACGTGGTGAACGTCCACTTACTCAGATTGCATTCCATAGAAAGCTTTCAGACAGAGGATTACAGATCATAGGTCAAGGATCTAAAGCCGAAATTAAAAATAGGACGTTGGCTCCTAGAGTAGTTGAATCCAAAGAAATAGATTGGAATGTCGCCGTACGTCTAGCACATTAATGTGGTATAGGATGTAAGTGTGTCTTGGGATCTATTCGGGAGAAAGACATGGAAGGGGTCTGAAAAGGCCCCTTTCTTCAATAACTAAGGAGTTTTATGCTAATTGCAATTGCAACCCCAATGTATGGTGGCATGTGTCACGGCGGGTACATGCACAGCGTTATACCGTTATCTTTTACATTGGCAGGGATGGGAGACTCCCTATTCTACCCGGTAGTTAGTAATGAAAGTATTATTACCAGAGGTAGAGATGCTTTAGTGCACGACATGCTTCAAAATAAAGAAGCCGATGGAATTCTATTTATCGATGCAGATACCGGTTTTGATCCAATTGCAGTGGCGGACATGGTCCACTCAGGTAAAGATTTTATTGGGGCAATATACCCTAAAAAAGCCATTAACTGGGAGCAAGTAAGAGAAGCTGCACTAAACGGTGAAAAAGATCTTGAAAAATATACAGGATTTTTTACTGGAGTAGTTGAGCCAGGTCAAGAAATAAAAATTACCGAACCGATTAAAGTTGAAAGAGTTGGAACGGGACTTCTGTACATAAGCAGAAAAGTATTTGAAGAGTTAGCTCCAAGCTGCAAAACATATAAAGATGTTACTCAGCAAAACGGTAAGCAAGTTGAACGAGAACTTACACAGTTTTTTGACATGCAGTTTGATGAAAAAGGACATCTTTTAGGTGAAGACTATTATTTCTGTGAAAGATGGAAATCTATAGGTGGAGAGATATATGCTGCCCCATGGGTAGACACAGTTCATTATGGTAACTACGGATTTGCTGGAAGCTTTGCTCAAACAATTATGAAGAAAGACTAATCTAAAGAGTCGTAAATATTTTTAACTGTAGTGGCGTACCATTTCCCTCCATTTTGGGTTGGTATGCCATTATTGTTTAATCGCCTAGCTATTTCGTGAAACGATAACCCAGAATCTTTTTGCTTTTTAATAAGATCTTTGACTTCATCAGAAGTTCTATTCTTAGGCCCCATATCCACACCCCATTTAATCCCGCGAGCTCGACGATCCTTATGGACGTCCTTTTGACGTTCAGCAATAATGCCACGTTCCATCTCGGCCAGGGCAGACATAATTGTCACTACAAAGCGTCCTTGGTAGCTAGCTGTGTCAAGATTTAGATCAAGCATAACCAGACGCCACTTGTTAGCATTGGCTCGGTCTATAATGCCCAGGAAGTCCTTCGTAGAGCGGGCTAGGCGGTCGATACGCGTCACAAACAGGGCTGAAGCAGTCCCAGTATCCAAACGCTTTAAAGCGGCTGTAAGAGCCGGACGGCCCGTAATTGACTTACCTGAGCGACCCTCCTCCCGAACCAGCTCAAACTCCGTATATCCAGCCAATTCAGCTGCCTGTCTTAGCTGTCTTTCTTGAACGTCCAGCGATACGCCATCATTTACCTGCAACTGAGTAGAGACACGTGCGTAGAGTAGAGCTATACCTTGCTCGGCCATGGAAGCTCCAACTCATTTTTAATTAAAGTGTGTAAATTTTCTAGGGTTGAATCATTTTGAATGTGCGAGTCGAATGGGTAGTTATTTAGATCTTGCTCCGAAGTGTGTTCATTTACTGCAGAAACTTCTGGCCTAAAAATTCTCCAAACAACACCGCCGATGGCTTTAACTGCATCAGCTTCATTGTTATACCTACAGTCAGAAAAAACAACTTTTTCATACCTAGAGGCTTTTTCAATAGCCTGATTTACCCAGAAGTCTTGACCAAACATATTACGTCCGACTTCAGTACCAAAACGCTGCAACAGCTCACGGATTTCAGGAACATCTCGCTTTGCATTATCCCAGCCACGAAAATGGATAACTTTAGACAGTCTCATGTGTAGCCCCATATATGGCACGTAAGGGTCTAACGCTAGTAAAGCATCCCTCATTGGATCAGCAAATGAAACTCTAGTAAATCCATGGTGCTCAACTAGATACTGAGCTACAGTATCTTTTCCAGATTTAGCCCATCCGGATAGGCCAATAAATGTAGTCATTTTATTCTTTCGTTTTGTCTTTAAATCTTACTATACAAGATTGAAAAGTGTAGGATAATTGTATTACATATGAATACAGCATCTAACTCTTATCAATGCGAAGTTTGCAAAGAAGTATTTGTTGTTCGACTTTTAGCCCGCTGCTGCGAAATGAAGCATGACGGGGTCGTCTTTACTAGACGTCCAGAGCAGGAGCCTAGACCAAAAAAGAAGCTAGATTAGTCTTCTAAACTGTCTAGCTCAGCTTGAACAAAATCTATAGCTGCTTCAATAACTGCAATAGCTTCTTCAGCTTTGGTAATAGCATCTTCGTCTTCAGCTACTTCAGCAGCTTTCTTGTTAAGCTCGTGGTGATAGCCCTCAAGATTTAAAGACTCTAGACGTCTGGTTAGTAGCTCTATTTTTGTTTCGTTTGATACGTTAAAAGGCATAATATTTTCCTATCTTTACCATTTTTGTAGGGGACATTTAGCAGCTTCAAGCTTGGTCTTAAACTGCATAAAACAACCACATTCTTTACACTGATCAGTTAATTGTATCAGCTGCGGACAAGCCTTACATATAGCCATACGTTCTTCAGCATGGCTTTCATCTATCTTCTTTGTTTTAGGGTTTAGTAGGTCAAGTGGCGTAACGCCGTTCTTCTCTTTGTACTGCTCCCAGCGGGATTTCTTAGGCTCAGTGCCCATCGTGAAAAGGCTCCAATTCTGTCATATCTTTTTCTAAAATTACAAACTCGTTATCTACAAACATAGCATTTGGCGATGACACATACATTCCATATGGGTAGTCTAAAAGATTTAAAACTAGTGGATTACTCAATAAAATACTGCCAAAATACTCTGAAGTTTGTAGCTCTTCGAGCACTTCTCCATTTTTTAAAAATCGAACAGTTACTCCGCCATGTTCAGGGTAGTCCTCCGAGATATCTACTACCTCATCTGCCCCAGTAAAAATATCAGCGTGTTCTACTAAAAGAGGGAGATCGTACAAACACTGCCGATCAATAACCCAGACAAGGGGGACACCTCTCTTCCCCCTATACACAAACTCTAAATCTAAATCAGTTAACATAATCTAATCCTAACAGGCTTCAGGATCAAAAGTACCGTTTGCAGGGGAGCAGGAGCTTCCAGCACCTAATTCACCACACGAAGCAGTACTAGTACAACAGCCAATAGAAATCTGAAAGCTTGTACACAAAAAAGTACTTGGAGGTGGGGCACCTGCTGCTTTGTAGGATCCTATAAGAGCTTGAACTACACCTACCATTATGTCAACCCATTTCCGCTAATAATCCAAGAGGTCGAGGTTATCTTAACAGCAGTAGCCATACCGAATGGTGCAAGCGTACGAGAGCCTGTTGTCCCTGGGCCAGCTAAGATTAACGTGTCCGAAGTAATAGCAATAGTCATAGTTGCACCTGTACCTGCAATAAACGTAATAGTTGTTCCAATAGGTAATGCAAGGTTTGCATTGGAGTTGATAGTTACTGTTCTAGTTGCAGAAGCATAGATGTGCTTACCTGCGTCTGCTGCAACAATAGTGTAAGAACCAGTGGTTGTAGCGTTTTGTGGCAGACCCATGTAACCAGCACCTGCTGTAGCAGTAGAAGTTGTTCCGTCTGCTGGGAATTCGGTAGTTCTGATAGTAGAAGAACCTATGGTTACACCTGTAACGGCAGATGTAAAGATGCTGGCAGCCGAAGCATTGGTTGAGGCAATAGTTGGTGAAGCATAGTTTAGGTTTAGTGCTCCACCTGTAGTTACCGATCCAGGGAAGCTTGTATTTCCAGAAGCGTCAAGCAGTGTTGCAGTTCTTACGAGTGTGGTAAATACTCCAGTGTACTGTCTTACGTGGATAGGCTCAGTGCCATCATCTGCGGTTGCAATTTCTGCAAAACCGGTGTTTGTAGCAGTTCCTCCAACAAGGATTCTAAACTGATCGTTGTCAGCCATGTTTCCACGAACTAGTTCGGCAGAGTTAGTACCTGTTACTGTATTGACTACTGCGGTTGGAACTGGAAGTGTTCCGTCAGCATTAACAATAGTTCTTGCTGCATTTGAAGTTCCAATATATGTTAAAGCACCCGAGGTGACATACAGAATACCGCCACCGGTCGGGTTTGAGCTAGGAACAGTTCCAGCGTTAGCAATACCAATAACACCTGCACCTCCTCCAGTTGCAGCAGTTCCAGCAACTCTTAGGTTTCCCATAGTTGTTAGAGTTCCTGCTGTAAGAATAGAACCGTCGGCAGTTACATATGCTCTATCAGCTGCAGACGAG